AACATGGGGCATTACTTTTTCTTACCTTTTTTCTTTTTACCGTACATTACTTGCTCCTTTTTGCTTTTTTCTTTGCTGTCGCACTTAAATCACCAAAGTGAAACAATCGTTTACTGGTTTTACCGTGTGATTTACCAGAGTGAACTTGACCGTTTGGCATTTTATGCAAAGAACCTTTATGCTCTGTGCCATCACGGAAATAATGCTTTACACCTTTGGCCATTATTTTTTAGCCTTCTTTTTCTTTTTGGGTTTCTTGGCTGTTTTTGCAGCATCTTTAAAATTTTTTGCTGAAGGAGCTTTGGGATCATCTGCACTTCTCATGCGCTCACCACTTCCCGCTTTTATTCTGCGCCTTTTAGCATGAATATTATCGTACAAGCCTCTCTTTTTAGTAGGTTTTTTCTTTTTTGCCATACGATAACCTCCTGCTGTTAAAATTAAATTAGCACATTATGCTATTCCTTGCAAATTTCTTCTTATAGGTTCACCCCAATTTTTGTTTTCTTGCCTACCTACCGCTAAATATCGAAATGCATCTGAACCGTGTGACGTCCAATCATGTAAAGGTCTACCTCTCCACGTTTTAAGCTTTTCGTCAAACTCTCTGCGATACTGCTTTAAAGCTTCTACGCCTCTCTCGCACTTTTCTTCATCAAACCAGCATCTGTTAAGCATTGACCTTGCTGATTGTATTCCATCTTCAATACTTAGTTTTGGTGCGATTGTAATGTCTGTCAAACCTAATGTGCCTAATATTTCAAGCCTTGACTTGCCAGTGCCAAGTTCTTTAACTTGTACATCGTGGGGTAGGATGTGACTAGAGTAGTGATACCCCCTACTACTGAGTTCTTTTGCATAATGATCCAACCCCACACCAGAGTTCTCGTAATAATCTATTAACCGAACTTCTTGCGCCACAAACTGCGCCATCCATATTGCCGTACTGTCACCAATTCCTAAATCCCATGCGGTGGTTACACCGACGGACGGATCATAAGGGACAACTCGTATTCTATTTTCTTGCGCGGCTGTTTTTAATTCTGCTGCATAATATGAGCCTTGTATTGCGGCTTCAAAACTACACTCAAACTCTTGTTCAAATCTATCTTCTCCCATTGCTTTTTTGGCTTCTTTTAATTCTTCTTCGTCTAAAATGCCTGTTTCTGACGATTTAAGCATTAATGAAAGCCAATTGGGATCATTCTTAGCTGCAACGAAAGTATCGTAAAATTGGTTTCTACCTTTTGGTGTGCCTATAAATGTTGCTTTACCTTTACGATCTGCAAGTGATGGTCTTATAACAGTAGGCCATGCACGATGTGGAAAGTCGGCAGGTTCGTCCAACACAACATGGTCAAAGTATAATCCGCGCAAACTGTCTGGGTTATCAGCACCAAATAATCTAAATCTTGCACCATTCGGAAAATCTGCACGTAATTCTGCAACATTATATTCTACGCCTTCAATATCTCTAGTATACTCTAGAAGATAATCCCACGCTATTGCTTTTGCTTGTCTGTAGTACGGAGCAATGTACGCAACTCTAACATTTGGCCTTGGAATTGTTAAAGCATCTTTTATTAAATCATTAATCGCAGCAACAGTTTTACCAAACCTTCTGTGTGCAACGATGATAGCGAAGCGCTCTGTTCTTGTATGGTAAGATTTTATTAATGACCTTGGTTTATACTTAATTGTTCTAACTGTCATCGCTTAACCACTTATAAGCGTGTACATGCTCACCTGATACAGTGCTTTCGGCTTTATCTTTTTGACCAAGGTATTGTTTACCAAGCCAAATTAATATTGAAGTATTACCGCCTTCAGCCGCTTGCCATTGCATACGCCTAAGTGACATTCTGCCTTCGTCATTGTGCCTTTTATAGAGGTCTTCAAAATTTTCGTATCCTCTATCTTTTAATCTTCTATTAAGTGTGGTGTCTGACATACCAAGAATACTGCATATTTCTATCTGTGTGCATTGTATTCTTACCATATTAAGTAAACGCAAAAAGTCCTCGTCATTCAATGGTTTAGAGGGTGCTTTCGGGCCACGTTTTGCGCTTCCACCAGACTTGGCTTCCGCTTTACTCATTTTATCCTCGCCTATTATGTCAAATGTATATTTACAGCATAAATTATGAATGGTGAAGTATTTATTTTTGTGTAGCAACTGACAGCAGTTCTTACACGTTTTATTTGTAAATAATGTGTTGACACTATTAGCCTACTTGATAGTATGTATATGTAATAATTAAGAGGTTCAAAATGACTACATATTCAAACGCAGCTTGGAATGGTAAATCTTACTTGGTTCGCCATGGTGACCCATTCGACAGAGGTCAGGCTGATTTTTACTACGGCTCTCCTCGTGACCCACACTATTATATTGGTGCTACTGGTATGACACCACGTATTGAAATAATTGGTATGACTGACGAACAAATAGATACATACCATGCAGGTTACAGTTGCGCCAGAGATATTGGCGATCAGAAAGATTGGGGTTAATTATGATTGGTGAAAGCGTAATAGATTTTTCAACCGACTACGAAAAGAAAATTTACGAAGAGCGTACGCATTGGGTTTGTGTACGAGGTCGTGGTAAAAACCGTGTTCGGCATGAGTGTAAAACAGAACTAGATGTTGCCGATTATTGTGTGCAATTCGCTGATAATCGCACAATGGTTTATGCGGTAAATGAACATAACTCATCGGCTCATATCTGTAACCTTTGATTTGTGCTTATATTTTTCGGCGTGTACTATGCGCTCTCTAAGAAGGCTTGAACTAAAATCATGCCTTCTTTTATTATAGTGAATTTGCATATCTAAGTTTTTACCAGTAAAATCTTTATCTCTGTATTCCTCACCAATAATTCTAACCTGTATTTCGTACATTTTAAATATGTCTAATAAATCTTGCTCTGTTTGATATGGTATAATTTCATCTACATACGAAACAGCTTTTAATTGTGTGTATCTTTCTACCAATGTTTGTATTGGTTGGTTTTTATGGTCACGTTCTGCATTTGGGTTAACGTGCAAGCCAACTAATAAATAATTACAGACAGATTTTGCTTCAGATAACATGGCAATATGCCCTGCGTGGAGTAAGTCAAAAGTTGATGCTGTAAAACCTATCAACGTATTCGCACCATTTTCATGCCGTATTCTTTATCTGCATTATTTATTTTAACGTCAGGGTTTCTAATTAATTTTTGCTTTTTAAACCTGTTATAATCTACATGGTGGTGCCATCTGCCGTATTTCATAACTAGCCTAGAACAATCAGGATGTACTTTAACAAGCATTTTTGACTTATCTAGCGTTCCAGTATCAGCGTATCTTTCACCCTCTTTTACTTTACCTTCTACGTGGTAAAATTCGTCTGTATTGCCGCCTTTCATAACTTGTGTATTAGTTTTTTCTTGTAAAAAAGCATTGAACTGCGTTGTACACCACCCTGCTTTAATAATATCTAGCGAAATAATTGTATCTTCGTTATATCTACCTCGCCATCTAAATCTTAGCTCATTTCGTATTAAATTGCAGCTATAAATTCGTGTATTAAGCACAAATGGTGCCAATTTTGACTTGCGTGGTGCAAACATCATGTAATTTGGCCCTGCCATACCAATATTACTATATTTGCTTACAAAATCTTCCATGACTTTAAAACAAGTGCCGTCTGTTACTTTAACTTGTAGGTTTTTATTAAATCTATGAAAGTATCTTATGTTATCATCCATCACCCAATGCCAAGCAAATCCGTTATCTTTACTATGTTCCCAAGCAAAATTTCTAGCAGGGCCGGGTCCAGTACTTCGCTCTAGCCCTAAATCGTCACACAACTCGTATTTTTCTTTGTATGACAAATCTAACGGAATAATGTCACACAACAAATCCCAGTGTTTTATTGCCTTTTGATATTCGTCTATTTCTTGCGGCTCAACGACCACATAATGCGGCACTTTCATCATGGTAAGTGCTTTTGAGGTCATCATGTATTGTGACCTACCTTTACTTGGAATGTATAGTGGATAATTAGGCAGCATCGCTTTCTGTACCTTGCACCCTATAAGCGTCTAAATCTTCTTTTAAAGGCTCTGGGTATCTAATGCTTCTAGTATTTTCGGTAAGCGGTAAACCTGTTTTTTTAGCAAATTCGTCTACATCTTCCTGATTATCAAAGTTTACCTTGACTGAATAATAATATTTTATTGCGTCATTATCGTACTCTGGCATATCTTCCCATTCTTTAAACGCATCTGTGTCGCCAAAGTCACGGTCAAGAAATAAATCTGCTAATTCATCAGAGCCAAACCCAAGCTTAGAAATATCAAACTTATCAAATTCAAGTTGCTTAATTTCTACCTTTAAGAGCTCTTCGTCCCAAGTACTATTTTCTGTTAACTTGTTATCTGCAATAACGTATGCGTGTTTTTGCGCTTCAGACCAACCCTTGGCAACCATAACAGGCACTTTATCTATTTCTAGCTTTTGTGCCGCCATCAAACGACCATGCCCTGCTATAATAGTATTTTCTTCGTCTGTTAAAATTGGTACCGTAAAGCCCCATTCTTGTATGCTTGCCGCTAGTTGCGTAACTTGTTCTTCGCTATGTTTGCGGCTGTTTCTTGCGTATGGAACTAACTTATTTGTATCTACTAAAGTTATTTTAGTTGCAGGCCATTGTTTCGACATTGAGTAATAACACCTTTTCGCAATATGTTTTATATGCCTTTAATTCATCCCGTGAAACCATATTTTTGTCAAGTAATCGTTGCGCTCCATTACCTATAACCCAATATGTAGCAACTGTTTTATTTTGCTTAATCCGCATGGCATTTAAATTAAGTTCGTAATCGTCTTTTTCAGCCAAGAGTGGTATTTTATCTAGCTTTTCTTCTGCCATTAAATTTTCTCTGTGCTCTTTAATTGCTTTAATAAACATAGAAATAGTAGGCCATCGCCTAGAACTTTGATTTTTACGAATATATTGTGCCGATTTTTCTAGTAAAAGATTTAAAACATTTTCTTTGCACTTTGGACACTCGCTATTTATGTCTTCTACCATATTTATCATTTCTATTTTAACTTGGTCTTTGCCAAGATGTGGTGGCACTTCATAGTTCTTTAATAACTCAAATAGCCACTTTGAAATAACATTCTTTCGTTCTTGATAAATCATTTTGTAATTCCCAATTTTTTAACGTCAGCATTTTCAGTAAACAGATTATCTAAATAATTACCTGTTGTTGTAATTCTAGAAACATATTCATCGTCCCACCTTTCTTGATTTAACCAAGTTGTGGGATTTGGTATAAACTGTTTATCTTGCCCATCAGTTTTTTCAATAAAATTAGCCAGTGCCTTTTTAATAGTATCATATGAAACTTTTTTAAGTGCTTTGATAAATGATGTTCTAGCCGCACCTTTACCTACCTTCTTAGGATACATTTCCCAAAAATCTGTAAAATCGTATTCGTCATATCTATCTGTTAGTTTTACAAGGTTACCATTTATAAGGTTCTTGTTATCAAGTTTTTTAACATCCCCTTGTAAATTCTTTTTACATACCTTATTCAATAAATTTACATCATCATTTTCTAGTAAAAGCTCATAACCTAAAGTGGATTTACCACCATCAGGTCTGTGCCGTTGCGTTGTTTTTAATATATTTTGTTGCTTTAAAATGTTGATGTGGTGATTTACCGATGCTCTTGTCATTTCACATAAATTAGCCAGCCTTGTTTGGCTGGGGAAGCAAGCCGCTGTATCATCATTATAATGGTCGGCTATCCAGTATAAAACTACCTTTGTGGCAGGTTTAAGGTTTTTCTGTTTCATTGCTAATGCAGTCATATAATGTGACATTAATTTTTTCCTTGTCCTAAAATTTGTGACAGGGTATACTGCTTTTGTAACATATGAACCTCCGTCTTTGTTACGTTTCTGTTTTTAAACTTGGCCATCCTTCGGGGTGGTCATTTTCTTTTATAAACTCTGATTTTAAAAAGTCACTATTTATTTGTAAATTCTTTGTTGACTGAATTAGCTTATTTGATAGTGTGTTTGTAGACAGAATGGAGGTTCTTATGTCGACAACAAAATTCCCACCACCAGTGTTTATTAAAAAGGTAATTGCTGATGTAATTTACACTTATAATTCCGATTTGCTTAGACAGGTTGAATTAAACCAAATAACAATCGACCAATGCCATACGCAAAAATTCCCAACAAATGCAATAAAGCACATGGAGCGAGCAGTTAATATTGCTGTTGAAACTTGGGAGTTACAACAAAATGCGGATTGATACTGGATTAATTACATTTATTGCAGATCAGTTGCGTGAATACTCTGACGATAATCAGTGTTTCTGGGATACGTTAGATGGTGAAACCGACATCATGTGGATTGTTGGTAAATTACTTGAAGATTATAATGAAACTAATGCCCACCTTTTGGCAATAGATGAATTATTAAAAACTTACAAAGCAAGACAAGAAAGGATGAAATACAAAAAAGACAGTATTAAAAGATCGTTGCAAAAGGTTTTATATTCTACAAATCAAAAAAATATACCACACGCACTTGGCACAATATCAAGAAAAGATGGTGCAAAGACTGTGGTAATTGATAATATAGACCAACTACCAGACGAGTATATAAAGGTAGAAAAAGCACCAATTAAAAATGTTATAAAACAAAAATTAAGTGAAGGTGACCAAATAGACGGTGCGAGAATAGAAATTGGTAACCCAACTGTAAGTATAAGGATAAAATAAATGGAAAATAATACAGCAATTCAAGATTATATTGCCGCGCAATGTGATTTATCGGTGGCAATAAAAAATGCCACAGGTTTTGTTAATAATGACTATGCAGATTTAAATGAAGTGGTTCGTGTAGTTAAAGAAGCATTTCAAGTTCGCAACTTTTTAATAAACCATATTGAATATTCAAACGAACATGGCGATTTTTTAAGTACAATTTTTGAACATATATCAGGCAAAACTTGGGAAACATCAGTACGTTTAGTTTATAAACAAGGCGATATGCAATCACTTGGTAGTGCCATAACATATGCAAGACGATATGGTTTGTCACAGCTTGCAGGGGTTATATCTGGCGACAAAGACGATGATGGCGAAGCGTCATTAAATCCTGTTGCAAGAGAATGTAAACGGTACAAGGCAGAAGTGCCGTACAAAGATATAACACACGCAAGGCGCAATTTATTAGAACGTGCGGAAGTCACCGAAAATTGGCTTATTAATAGTGTCAAAACCCAAGAAAAATTTGACGAAGGTTTTGATAAAGCAAAAACCATGATTACCCAACTAAATGAATTTGCCAAACCTGTTGCCAATGAATTGGCGGTAGCATTTACCAATCATAAACTAGCAAAAAGTGAGGACGAAAATGCTTCAGCTTAATGCAATTGGTAATTTAACCAGAGACGGTATACTTGGCGCATCAAGTAGTACTGATGTTTTAAACTTTGCTGTGGCGGTCAATGATCGGCGCACAAAAGAAACAACCTATGTTGATTGTGCATTGTGGGGTGCAAGAGCAAAAGCCCTACAGCAATACCTTAAAAGAGGTCAAAAGGTATTTGTGCAAGGCGAAACAGGTTTAAAAGAATACAATGGCAATACACAGATAACTTGTAATGTCGCTGTTGTTGAGTTGCTTGGTGGGGGCGGTGATAGAACCTCGACTGCTACCAGTACTGATAACTCCAACGATACAGGCAGTGGCAAAGCTTCGGCAGACTTTGACGATGAAATTCCGTTCTAAAAAGCCGATTTTACAAGTTGTTATGCGTGATGGGGTTTTGCACCCTGTCACGCAATACGATGCCGAAATATTAGAAACATATTCAACCAACCAATTATTCGACATACAAGCTGTAAGCGAACGCTCACCACAGCATCACAAGAAATATTGGTCGGTATTAAATAATGTCGTTAAAGACACTCAGAAGTGGGCTACTGCGGCTCACCTACATGACGATCTAAAAATGTTATGCGGATACTATAGAACAGTTATAAATAAAGCTAATAATAGTGTTTACTTCGTACCTGATAGTATTGCGTTTACAAAAATGGATCAAAAAGAATTTAAAACTTATTTTGATAATGCAATGATGAAACTAGCGGAGGCGGTCGGTTACGATCCTATGGAAACATGAATATAGAAGAACAAATAGAAAGAGATGAATTTTCAGTAAAGTTAAGTTTGGCTTTAAAATCTATCTGCCCAACAGAAGGACCATTTCCTAGAAAGCCAGAGATACAAGTTAAGAAAAAGATTGTTATCGAAACAAGAAATGGCGATGAGTTTACTGTTGAAGAATATGAAAAACAAAGAGGAAAAGTCGACTGGGTGCAAGGATTGTTACAATTAAAAAACAGAACAAGAATTTTTAATTGCTTATGTAACGAATTTGACAATGGTCTAGTCGATAGAGGCCGGAGTGCTTGGGATAAAAAAATAGATAAAAGAATTGCTCCAAAAGAAAAAAGAGTATTAGATCTTAACAACCCAAAGCATAGAAAGAAAATACGCCAAATGGGAAACAGGCACATTGATAATTTTGGCAAAACTAGCAAAATTGAGCTATATAGATATTTAAACCAACATTGGCCTTGGGATAATTATGAGTAATTTGGCAAATAGACCGCCAACAGGTCAAAAAAAACCAAAAAATAAGCCTGATAAAAAATATTTAGATTATATTAGAAGCCTACCTTGCTGTGTATGCCAAAAGTTTGGCGAACCTCAATTATCACCAACAACCGCACATCATACTATCCACGATAGATTTAGTGGTGCAAAAAGAAGTGATCGTGAAGCCATCCCATTATGTGAAGGACATCATCAAGGTAATTGGGACAGCTCCAAGTTAGCTATACATAAAGAGCCAAAGAAATGGCAAGAGCAATATGGCAAAGATTATAACTTTATTAAATTAGACTGATTTTCATTTACATCGTCCCATTGTACTTTTACATGAACGTGCGGTAACTGCCCAACATCACAATATCTTTTAAAGCAACTTAAATGCCAAATTTGTGCATCATCTACAAATACAGTGTGATTGCAAGCATCCATTATTGCTTTGGCAATATTATCAATGTCAGGACGCTTTGGTATTAAGTTACCTGTTTCGCAAAGCATACGTTTCTTTTTACTATACGATTTTGGTATTTCAAAATATGCGGTAAATATAAGACTAATCCTATTATCTGTTGCAGTAAGCTGTGAGCGCGTCATAGAAGCCCATGCAGCACGTTTAATGCGTTGCTCGTAGTCAACGGTCTCTTTTGGTGTATACGTGTGCCCACGGCGCGTAAAACGAGGCCTACCTTTGCCAATAGGTTTACCAGTTATTTTAAATTCACAAGTTTTAAGCATCGTATATTATATTCACTTTAAGTTCGTCATAAAATTTGCGCAAAGCTTGTCGAGCATAAAAATACTTAACATTATTTGCACTTGAAAGCCTACTATCTTGCTGTGTCTTGTCGACTTGCTGTATTAAGAACTTTCTTATTGCAATCTGCTCTTTATTTAAAACTTCGTTTCCCATTTATCTTGAAATATATTTGCGTTTCCAAACTATATTATTTCTTTTAATAAAATTATTTAAATGTGTTTTAGTTATGCCCAGAATATACGTAACTTCTGTCTGCGTATACTCTTTTTGGTTGTACCAATTAATTGTATCAATGCGCTCTTGCTTTTGGCGGTCAACCATACCGTCCCAAGTTTCGCCATCTTCAATTTCTTCAATGCTTCTGTATTTCATCATGTGTAACTCCATGTCTTTTACACAGCTGATTAAACTGTTGTCGTGACATACCAATGTCTCGGGCGGCCTCAGATTGAGAACCGCCTGTTATATTAAGTACTTTTTTAAGCAAAGATTTTTTTGCTTCATTATGTTCTGCAAGAAGGTCACTCCATTTAATGACCTTCGCATGATCAGCATATCGTTTTCTAGGCATTATGTTCCTTTTCTTTTTGCAAGTAATATTCTGCATATCGCTTTTTATTTGGTGTAACGATAGTATATTTACCAACTGTATGACCCATCTGTTTTAGATCATAAATACGAGCCGCAAGTCTAGTACAGCCAAATTGATCGTATGACATAAGTTGATTAACTCTGTTGCCATCTTTCAACCAATTAAAAATTTGTTTATTTTGTGTTTCAATACTCATTTTAGTCCTCCGTAAAAAAAGGGGGCAGTAAGCCCCCAGTTGATTATGCCGCAAGTGCAAGTCCGTTCCAATGTGGTGACCTTAATGCCATAACCAATTTGTTTTCTCTGTCTCTGGTCACGTTATTAGGGTTTTTGGCATCTTGCGTATGAGTAGCCCAATGCGTCATGCAGTTATAAACCGCCCATTGGTTTTTACCCAATTGGTCAAATTCGTTATTTAATTGACCCATAAGATTTTCAAGTTGTCGTTTATTGAAACTTTCACAAGATGTGTTGGTTTTTTGGTCAACAAGATTGGCCTTGAAAAAGTTTTCTACATTTCTTGGGTCAACTTTATTTTTCTTGTACTGTTGCCAAATTTCTTTTTGATTAAAAAATGTATCAACGCCAAGTTTAATTTTTTCTGCAACACCATCTAAGTGAATTTGCGATGTGTGGCGCATCCAAGTTTTGGTAAGTGTATTTGGGTGAGTACAACCATTTTTGCACCATAATCTAAGTGCATCTGTGCTAGTTTGGTAAGCCCATGAACCATTATAAGAGTTAAATGCGCGAATACGAAATTTAACATGATCGCCAACTTCTGGTTCAATAACCAAATCGTTGAATAAAACATCAACTTGTAGCTGTCTGCCACCATCTAAGCAATATGCACTAAATTCTGTATTTTTTAGACCTGCTTTTTTGATAGCATCTTTTGTACTAGAGATAACATCTTCGTGCGGTAGCATTGTGTAGCTATCTCTATGTAAATGTAGAACCTCATTATTATCAGTTCTAACCAAAGCTTTCCAACCCTCTACTGGTGTATCTAAGCCGTTTGGTATTACTGGTCTTTCTTCGACCTTGAAATTTGTGTTAGTATCCATTTTGTGAACCTCCGTAAATAAATGAATAATTACTTACTATCAAACTCACTTAAGTTGTCAATAAGATATTTACAAATAAATTTATTTATGGTAGTAATGTTCTTGTGATAGAGTGGCGAACCTCGTTAAGGACTGTTTATACTTTCGCGCAGGTTAGTATGATTAGTGATTAAACCTTAAGTACCCACCTATCACACCAAAAAAAACCCCACCGAAGTGGGGCAGTTGAACAGCGGGAGAAGCTGTTATTCCTAAACCATTAACTCAAAATGAGGCGCATCAATAAACGGACGTCTGTTTTGTGACCTTCTAGTATCTATGTAATCGTTCATAGCACTTTCCATATCACCTTCCCATTGTGCAATATTAGGCACTGTCCATGCGGCACCCCACCTAATTGGAACATCTACCGCTCTGGCGGCTTCTGCCATTGCATCTGCAATCTCGTCATACAAATTTAATTCCCATCTGCCACCATTTACATATGCCATTAAATCAACAGCATGACCGTCAATGTGTTTTGATTTCATAGTTTGCGATGCGCCTTTTTGTACTAAGGCGCGCTGTTCTTCTATTGTACGAAGCCCACAAATACATGAAAAATCTTGCTTAGAAGCACCAATTGCATATTTTACCACTGCAACCATTCTTTCATCTACACCTTCAAGTTTTGAAAGACTACCTTTACCTAATTTAAATCCCATAATTACCTCCTAAAAAATTTAGTAGCCGAACGCACAGCGAAGCTACTAGCCACGATAACGCCCAAGGTATACTGATACCACTCAGGCATACTTTCTAACGCTACAAAGCCCTCTGCAACGATCTGACGGCCTTTTTCACCTGTGAACACTAAAATTAATGGAATACTGAACAAACCAACCAAATATTCGTCCTTCCATGAGTTTTGCGTACCTTGCGCCATAATGCGCTCCCAATCGGCAACCGATGTTTCTTTTGAGAGCAATATTTTGCTTTTCGCTTCTGCCTCAGTAAGCTTTAATTTAGCGTCTGCCGCTTGCTTGGTTGTTTTTGCATCAAGCCAAGAGCCTGCTAGACTTGCAACTGGACCTAATAGTTGTGCTATCATTTTTCACTCTCTATGCTCATAGATGTTTTTTTATCTGATTTCGCAGAGTATGCATTAAAGCCCATAAATGCCGCTACCACACCAGATGCAGCAATAACATAAACTGACGCAATATCTGTAATTAATGTAGCCGCTTTATCAAAACCTAAGACACTA